CCGCGCATTGCGGAGATCGGCGCGTCAACGGCTTTGGCAGCGGGCGTAAGCAGCCCCACAAGCATGTCGCCAATGCCTTCATACCGCAGCGTGTCGGTGCCATACGTCGGCTCCTTCGACAGCAGCCCGCCAAGCACGGGGCGGCGGCCCTCCGCAGCCAACTCGCTGCGCTGCTGGCGTGCCATGTCGTACAGCGCAGAAAAGATGCTCTGCTCTTCACGTAGGCGTCTTAACTCTTCAGCGGTGGCCATCACATATTCCTCAGAAAATCAAATATGCCCATGGCCGCGCCTGCCTTACTGCGGCGGTCGCCCCTAGCAAGCTCGCTCAGGGCGCGCACGCCAGACCGCACGGCCTGACCATAGTCTTCGACCCCGTAAAGCTCGCGGGCGTCGCCAAGAAGCCCCTCGGCGCGCATCTTGGACGCGGTGGGGCTTGGTAGGCGAGACTGCGCCATAGATGACAAAACGCCGGCGCGTGGGCCTTGCTCAGCAAAAAAGCGGTTGGCGGCTTGCTGGTTGCGCGATGCGGTGTAGGGGTCGTCATACAAGCTGCCATGCTGCTCAAGGGCGCGCCGTATTGTGTTGTCAGAATACAAGAAGCCTTCCGGCCCGTCTTCGCGCATGGCGTAAGCGTTCTTAACGTCGCCCGTTAGCTCAGCATATTGCGCTCTCAGATCTAGCGTATCCATATCAGCAATCCCACGCTTTGCGCGACCAGTAGTTGGCGCTCAGCTTGCTCGACTTGCCCTTGATGCCGCCGGAGCGTGCGCAGTAGGACGCCTTGCGCTTGGGCTGATCCTTCTTGATGGACATGGCGGGGTCGCCAAAGTTAACCTTCTTCACCGTGTCGCCCTCAACAGCCAGCACTTCAAACTTCTTCGGCCCGCCGCGTCGCGGCTTATTCACCGCCGTAAACCCGTGGCGCTTCTTCGCTGCTGCGATCTTCTCTGACTTGGTGCGCGCCATGCTATTTCTTCTTCGCGGTCTTCGCGGCCTTCTTAAACGCCTTCGCGGTGGGCGCGCCCTTGCTGCCCGCCTTGCGCATCTTCTCGCCAGACCCAGCAGCGATGCGTTTACGCTTCGCGTGGATGTTTGCGTATAAACCCTTAGCCATCTAAGCTCCTTCGCCCCACTGGACGCATTGATAATCGGTTGCGCGGTATGCAGGAAACATCTGCCGCGCGTATTCCAGCCCGCTCGGTATGGACTGTATGCACTGGCTCTCGCTCTGCATCACAGGGCTGCCAAACGAAAAGCAATTACCCTCGACGCTGCAAAGCAAAAGCAGCGCCGTCCACATCACTTCTTCTTCTTCGCGTATGACACCTTCTTGCCAGACTTCTTGGCGGCGGCCTTGGCTTTCGCCATACCTTTGGGCGTGTACGCGTAGTGCTTCGATCCAACTTTGGGCATCGTAACCTCCGTTATATCTTCCAGCATAATAACATTAAAACGCCAAAAAGAAACCCCGCGCGCGCAATGGGAGGTGCGCGGCGGGGCCAAGTTGCGCGAGACAGGGAGGAAACTCGCTTGAGGTATAGATAGCGCGAGCAGGTGCGCTTGTCCATGTGGGGGTAGGGTAAACGCTTTTACGCGGTCACGCAATCCCCTGCAGGTTGCGCTTGAGCGCGCCACGCCAACGTGACATCGGCCCGCTCAGGGCCGTTGCCGCGTCTGACGCCATCGTCAGGCAAACGGCATCAGCAAGGTCAGGCGAGCGCAGGCCGCGCTTGCGCATGGCGTCCTTGCTCTCGGCAGCCATCTTCCCAGAGGACGTGAACGCGTAGCGGATGCCAGTAAGATCGGCCAGCAGCTCTTCGTCGCTCGGCAGCTTGCAGCTACGATCCTCCAGCCACGCCTTGCACTTAAACCACAGCTCCGTGCGCAAGTTGTTATACGTCTCCTTCATCGAGGGAGCCTCGGCGACGTTCACGCCGCGCACGGGGGCGCCAAGCTCGTGCATCCGATCCACGACGCCCGACCCTATGCCAATGCTGTCAACAAGGATCTCGCTGGGCTGCTGCGACGGGGGCAGCGCATCATACTCAGCCATCACACGGCCAACGGTCTGCATCAGATCGAGCCCGCGCCACGACTTGATCTCCGTGATCACGCTGCCCTCGCGCTTGCAGAACGCGGTGCGGTCGGTGCCAAAGCGCGCAGGGTCAATCGCCCACACGGCGCGCGTGTTAGGCGCAACCTCGATGTCGCGCTTCATCGCGGCCTCGGCCAAGTGGTACGGCACGATCGTGTCATCGTCGGCCAGCGGAAACTCGCCAAGCACGCGGATGCGGAACGCGTTGCTCTCCTCCCCGTAGCGCGCGCGCATTTCGTCAACGAACTCGTCGCTGACAAGCGGGCTGTCAACGCACGACCAGCGGCGCGTCCACCAGCTATTCGCGAGACGCGTCTGGCTCTCGTAAAACGTTCCAGAGGATCGCGTGGGGTTGCTCAGCAGCACCGTGGTGGCGCTGTGGCCAGACATGCTGCCAGCGGCGGCCTCGAACACCTTCTCCGGCACACCTGACGCCTCGTCGATGACCAGCAGCACATGCTCGCTGTGAACGCCGGCGAGCGCCTCCGGCGTTTCGGCGCGGGACGTGCGGGCCGAGATGAACGCTTCGGACGCGGCCGCCGTCAGCTCAACGCGGTCGGACTTCACCGTGACCATGTCCTTCAGATTTTGCGGCAGCTCGTTGATCCACCGCTTCATCTCCGCGAACAACGCGTCAAAGAGCTGGCCAGATGTGGGCGCGGTGACGACAACCTTATTCGGAAAACGCAGAAACAGAAACCACAGCATCGCCCAGCTGGCAGACGTGGACTTGCCGGTGCCATGCCCAGAGCGCACGCTGATCTTGCGCTCGCCGGACGCAATGGCAGCCAGAAACTCGGCCTGATATGGCAGCGGGTCGGCGCCAAGCACCTCACGCACAAAGCGCACGGGGTCGTCGTAATACTCAACAACGAAGTCGTCAAACGGGTTAGCTTCACTCATCCGACACCTCCACATATTCCGCGTCAATCGTGGCGGCTTCGGCGTCGCTGTTCACGCGCTTCATGTCGGAGCTAAACTTGCGCAGCGCATCCAAGTGCAGATCGCCAATGGAAAGCGTGACATTATTCTGCGGGCGCGTGCCGTAGCGATCCTGATTCATCGAGCCAGCCATGAACTTGCGCCACTGCACCTTCTCGCGCGTGGCGGCGATCTCCGTCGGGCTGCTAGCGCCGCTCAACCCGTCAACCATCTCCAAGCCCTGCTCCACCAGCGCATCCGCAGCCTCGCCGCGAGCCTTGGTCAGCGCAGCGGCATACTCAGGCACGCTGTTCAGGCTCCTGCTAACATAGCTGCGCGTGCAGCCGTATTGGCGTGCCAACTCGGCGACGGTGACGCCGGACGCGATCTGGTCAAACAGCCAATCTGCGCCGCCGTTGGAGGCGACCTCCGTCAATATGCGCTTGCGTAACGCCTTGCCTGCCATTGCGTTTCTCCTTGTACGCGGGAAATTTTAGCGCGGGGCCATGGGTATGGCAAGCGCGTAGGGGGTGCGGGGGTGCGGGGCCATGGGGGTGTGTGCGCTTTTCTATACACACACGCCCCCGTCGAAGCGCGAAGTGGGGGGGGTCAAACCTGACCGCATGGTCAGGATCTGCAGCTGGAATCGCATAATCGTTATTATGTTAAATTTATTATGTAGCAATATCAGCATGTTAGCGTTTTACACCTATCTATGGTTGTATCGTTGGCGATATTTCTGCGCTGCGACATCGCAAAATTTGACCATTTGGTAAAAAATGCGTATTCGCGCGCGGGCGTCTGAGCGTCGGCGTGTCTGCCGCAGAGGCTAAACACGCCCTCACGCTCCCGTAGAGCCGCTGTGAGACGCCTAAACGCCTCGCAGGCTACCCTACCCACCTGACGCCTCCAGTTCGCCCGCTATCGCAGCGTAACCGCACACGTCCACCCAGTTGTCCGAGTGATCGCTTGAGCGCGACCGCGATACCTTCAGCAACACCATCATCGCTGCCACGTCCACCTCGGTTACGTCCACGCCGAGATACGCCGACCACATGCCAGCAATGGTCGCGTGCGACGCCTTTGCTGAGCCATACGTCCGCTGCCTGTCGCCCGTGATCAAGTCACCCGCCGTGCGTAAAATATCTTCCCTCGTCACCATGGTATATCGTCCTCTATGTTATCGTTTCCATGTCCATCCACCACACGCGTCACCTTCGCGTTGGGGAACGTCTCAAACGCCTTCTGCAGAAACGCCTCGCTGAAGTGCTGCTTCAGCACGCACGCGGCATCCTCGAACGAGTAGACCACCCACTGCGGATACCGCTTGCGCAGCTCAGCGCATCCCTGCCTTGCGAAGCACACGATCTGCCCGCCATCCAGCTCCACGCACCAAGCGTGCGGCGACAGCGGCTTATGCCCCGCGCCCTCCGCTTCCGCTTCCATGCGCTTCCACCCCGCCATGAGCTGCGTGGCGATCTTGTTCGTCCTGACGACGTCACGCTCAACGACCGCCTCCTTCAGCGCCTCGTAGGCTGCCTCGAACTTGCCTGCCAGATCCGGCGTGACCAGCGACGGCAGCGTATCACCCCACCGCTCCGTCATTTCCCGCGCCACCCGATCCAGCGGCTCCAGCTGACCCCAGACTGCCGCCGGTATAGGCTCCGTCTTTTCACCAACCGTAAACTTCCCCTTCGACGCTATCTGCTTTGCCGTAGGGCGACGCCCTTTCTGCTTAACCATGACCATGCCCCCTACGCATCCCCACCAAACCGATCTCCGCACCTTCAATAAATACGCCCGCACTTCTCTCCGCACCTTGCATATATATATGCAAGTGGTGCGGCGGAAGATTTCTTGCCGTATTTACCGCACCCTCGGCACCACGCCGCACCATAAGTGCGGTAAGTGCGGAAACGCCCCCAAATCCCACGCCCCCGACGCCACCCGTCTCGCTGGCCATCATATCCCAGCCTCCTCTCCCGTTATCCAGTCACCCACCACAACGCACGGCACCTCCCTGCCGTCACGCTTGCTTGGCGCAGACGTCTTGCGCAGCACGCCGTTCTCGATCCACTTGGCCACGATTGCCTTGGCCTTCGCCTTCTCGTGTCGCTTCTCCAAGTCTAGCCCCAGCACGTCTGCCACCGTGACGCCGACCCACGTCTTGGCCTGCACGTTTGCGCGGAGCGGCTCGCCCTGCGTTTCCGCGTCGCCCACCGCGCGCTGCACCTTCATCGCGTCGCGCGCCGACACGCCGTCGAAGAGATCCGGCATCGCATATTCCGTGGCCACGCCGACATATTCCATGTTTGGCAGCTGCACGCCCACCATGCGCCGGTAAACCGCCTTCGCGGCTGGCGGTGCCAAGTTTGCCTTGCCGTCGTCCACGCGGAATATGCCGAGGCTCTCCGCCTCTGACACGCCCAGCTTCTGCGCGTCTTCGGCGCTGATCTTGTTGATGACCCGCGCCGCACGCGCCGCCCCGATCAGCGACCCCGCGCCCCTGACGCTGTCTATGGTTGCCTCGTCGCCGTTGCCCTTGCGGATGTGATGCACCAGCGCCACGGCGCAGTCTGTCTCGTCGCAGACGCTACGCACGGCACCGACGGCTGCGTTCATGGCCACGTTGTCGTTCTCGTTGATCTGGTTCGCGCCAACCCACGGGTCGATCATCACCATGCCGATGTCGTTCTCCTTTATCTTGGCCGCCATATAGTCGAGCATCTCGTCGTTGACCTCGATCCCGTCGCGCCCTTGGTTGGCGAAGACCATGTTCAAGCTCCTGCCGGCGTCGAGGAACAAGCGCCCCCGTATTTCCTCGGCGGTGACGCCGTAGTGAAGCATCGCCGCCGCAAGGCGTCGCTGCATCTCCTCCAGCGGGTCTTCGAGGTTGATGATCCACACCTTGCACGGCTCGTGTATGGCCTCGCCCAGCAGCGGCTTGCCCGTTCCGATGCACAGTGCCTCCACGATCTGCAGCGACGTCTTCCCGACGCCGCCCGCCGAGGCAAGCACGCTGACATGGCCTCTGACGTAATGCTGCCCGTAGATCCACCGCCGCGCCGGTATTGTTGCGGGATCTATCGGCTCGTATGCGGTTGGCCACTGGCGCTCGCCTGCGATGCGCTCCTGCTTTACTTCCTCGACCGGCTTCGCCAGCGCCAGCGCCTCGCGCAGCTTCTCCGCTCCCGCCTCCTGCAGGTAGTCGTTGGCATCCTTTACGTTTTCAACGCCCAGCGCGTCGAAGCGCACAACGTGGACGTCGGTGCTGCCGTCGCCGCGCAGCACGTCGGAAACCGCCTCCACGTCGAGGTCAGGGTCTGCGCAGATCGTGACGTCGCTGGCTCTTGGCGCGTTAAACGTCTTCATGCCCGACTTGCCAAACGTGCAGACGATTGTCGCCTCCACATGACCCATGATCGCCTGCCTTACGCTCAGCGCGTCCTCTGGACCCTCGACCAATATGATCGCGCCGCCCTCGTGCTGGTCGCCGATCCGCATGGCATTGCCCACCAGTGATCCGCGTGAATACTTGTTGATGTTGTTATGCTCGCGCTTCTTCCCGTCCGGCGTCAGCAGCACCGCCTGCACGCCGCAGACGTCGCCCTCGGCGTTGGTCGCGGGAAACAGTATCGCTGGCCCGTCGTATAAGCTGGGGCTGAACCGCGCGACGCCCTCCGCCACGCCTGCGCGCATTCCGCGGTTGTTCAGGTACAGCAACGCCGGTCTGACGGCGTCCTTGTTCTCGCGTGATATCGGCACGCTGCGCTCCCACGCTGCCTGCGCCTTTGCGATTTTCTCGGCGCGCGTTTCCTCGTCGCGGATCAGCAGATCCTTGCTGGCCAAGCGCACGATCAGGCGATCCATCTCGCTCGGCTGGAACGGCACCGCGTCATCGTTTT